GTATAGGGACAGGTGATAATAGGATTCACTGTATCTCCTATTGACTTTGCTCTTAACTTAAGAAAAAGATATTCAATATCAATTGCTGGCATGTCGCTAGCATCTTCAATATCATTGCAACAGTTTTCGATAATATTAATGATTGCTCGAAGCATTGCTTCTTCGGTTCCTTCTTCTAGTGCTAATAATAAAACCTTTTCTTCTTTTACTCTAAATGGTTTAAATTCAATTTTTTTTCCGCTACTAGGAACAGTAACGGAATAAACAGGCATTTCCGATGTGAGTAGTGTTGATAATCTAGACATAATAATCTCCTTTAAATTTCATAATTGTTCCCTTGGGAATTTTCACCGTTTCCTTCTTCTTTTGCTGGCTCTTCTATAATATAGTCTCTGAAAGCAAACGAAACTGATAATCTCAAATAATCATCATTCATTCCATATCCTAATGGGGTTGGGTTTATTGTTTTTGGAAAAACTTCATTCAGTTTCATTTTGAAAACACCGTTCCCCGTCTTTGGATCTTCTAATTCTATTGTCATATCTCCAGTGTAAGTAAAATAATCGATATTCATTCTGTTGTTAGTGGGGGAAATAATATAATCCATCCACTTTTCAATCCCTTCTCTGAATTGCGATTGGGACGAGCCTAGCCTTTCCCAAACAAAAGTTACATCCAAATCGCCAGAGTATATTCTTTGATAAGGAATTTCTCTTGCAGCCCCAGCAAATGTTCTAGGTAGTGTTGCTAATTGTCTTCCAGGCAATGTTACGGTCTCTGCGAATAATTCACCTATACCAAGAGGAGGTGAAGCATTTATCCAAATCTTATAGTGGGTTGGTCTTAAGGGATTAACATCTGTTATAAATGTTTGAAGGCTGCTCTTCGCCGCCGGCGGCGAGCCCAGCGGCGGTGTGGGGACCATTGGAGGTGCATTAGGGCCATATGGTATTGGATTTTGTGGTGCCATTTTAATTCCTTCTGTACCATATATGTATACAGAATGGCTAGAATTAAAGGAGTATATTTCTTTCTGTAAGTATAATGAATTCCCACCCTCTCTCTTTGCAAAGTTTTTCTGCTGCCTTCCATTTAGATTTGTTTATTTCATATGTTAAGCACTCTCTAATATAATTTCTGCTTTTTCTTTTGGGAGGTTTGGGTGGTCTAGTTTGCTTTTCTGGCTTCACTTCAATTACTAGCGTTTGTGTGCTATTGTTGGGATTTTTTTTCTCTATGAGGAAATCAGGATAATATTTGTGCCATCGTTTATCTGCTGGTGAATAATAAGGAATGGATATTTCTTCACTTCCCCATCTTAATATATTTTTATTGTTGTCTAAATATTTACAGACTCTTCTTTCCCAGAGAGAGCGGCAAATAATATTGTCTGGGTTTCCTAAATATTTTGATCTATTTAGAGGTTTGTATTTTGATTTAAAAGCCATAGTTTTCCTTATGTTACATACATATTTATGTTGTAACATAAAAATTGTTTGGGTAAAAGGAGAAAACAAAAATGCCAGCGTTTAATTGGATACCTGCAATCTATGAATGGGCTTTTGGAGAATCTCCAGAAGAAACGGGATGGAACCTATATCCCCCACATGGACAGGAGGGGTCGGGTTGGCAGGGACAAGATGGGACACATTATTTAACCGCAGATCCTGGCCAGGCCCCTGCCAGACAGCCAGATCCAGATCCCGATGGTTATGGCCAGGGAACGGATGCTCGCGGAGCAGATATATTAAGATTTCCAAGCGAAGTGTCGGGTGGAGAGGATGTTCCAAATTGGTTAGAAATCACAACACATAGATCGGTGAATAATCTTAATGCTGATAATGCCTTTAATTATGGACCCACCGTGGGTCCCAAAATCCAGATTTTAGCGCCGGCTCAAATTGTTGAAACAAATGCTCAAACTTATTCAAGTGCAGACTTTAAAGTAACGCAGGCGGGTGCCGACGCGGCAGCCTCAGGCGAACTGCCTGGGTGGGGGGAGATGTTCCAAGCGGCCGCTCCTGATTTCATAGGGAGGGTTGCTGCCGCCGGCGGGCGAAAGGTAACAAATCCAAGATCAGAACAGATATATTCTGCTCCAAATTATAGAACTTTTAGTTTTCATTGGGAATTGACGCCTTTATCTCAAACTGATGCAAATATTCTTGAAAGCATCTATACTTGGTTAAGACTGGCATCATATCCTGTTACAAAAAGAGAAGGGACCGACAACACCAGTTTATTATACAGGATGCCACATGAATTTCAGATGCAAAATATTGGATATGATGGTAATGGAATTATGAGTTTTGGTAGATATGGAAAGACAGTGATAACCAATATGTCCTTAAATTATACTGGTTCTGGTAATCCTGTAACATTTAATACATCTTCGGGAGCCCCACCATTTCTAAATATGGATATAAGTTTCATGGAAACAACACTGTTGCATCAAAACAGTTTGCCTATTAAGAAGGTTGGACCATGGCATAAATGATGGTGTACAATAATGTATTTTAATCAATTTCCAATAACAGAATATAATTTTCCTTCCATAGGCGTGGTAGGAAAGGAAATGCTAGACATTTTGGTACGAGTTAAATTTTTGTTTAATAGTGTTTTTTCAGAAAGAACATATTCTGAATATACTTTAAAGCATGGAGACACGCCAGATATAGTTGCTCATAATTATTACGGATCTTCTGACTGGTGGTGGTTAGTTTTATTGTATAATGATGTTGTAAATCCTTTTAATGAATTACCAAGGTTGGGTTTAGATTATACCATAAGCGGTTCGTCCGTATCTAGAGAAAATCCAGTCGTGTATATTCAAAAAGAAGGTGGAGATGAATTTCAAGATTTTAAAGAAGGTGATACAATTGTAAAACTGAGATCGGATACTGTCACAGTGAGCGGTGCATATAGACAATGGGTTCAACCTCAACCTTTACAACCATCCAATTCAGATTTTGCTTCAGCAAAAATATTAAACTGGAGAAATGCTTTTCGAGAGGCGACACTGACTGATATTGACGGTAGTAATTTTTATGTTGGTGATACTATTGGTGTTCTCACGAAAAAACGATATGAGCCAACTCGACTTCATTACTGGGGAAAGATTCTTTTAACAGTCTTTGACAGTGCTAATCGTATAGATCATTTCATTGAAAATAAAAGCGGAAGAGTAGTCCATCCTCATTATAGTGTTCAGGAAAGAGTGGTGAAACCCAGTGGACCTTTGTTTGACAGAGGTGATACCACAAAATCTTTATCGGGAACTCTTATCAATGCAGTTTTAGGAGGAAGTGGAAGTAGCGGTACTACTTATTCGGATGCGTTCACAGCAATTGTTGCTGGTGAAAAAGCAGCAGAAACTGAAGATGTTGAGGGTAAAATTAAATTATTGCATCATACTCACAGAGATCAAGCATTTGGGTTATTAACTACTTTGTTGAGAGAAAGAAACATGACATATGCTACTTTCTCTACATCAGAAACTCAAGTTTCACAAACTCCATTCTTTAATTTGCCTGGTTCAGGTCCTAGCACTAGTTCCACCACGATATATTAAAGGAACTTTTTATAATGCCACCAGAAAATAATTCAGAACAAACACCAAACTATCAAGGACAAATTTCCTTAGTGGGGCTATGGATTCAGGGTAGAAATGAAACCGTGGATGTTCGAAATAATTTTGAGGGAATGATACTTTTCGAAAATATGTTTGAACCTGCTTTGACAGGAGAATTAATAATTAATGATTTGCATGATATTTGCAATAACTTGCCGTTGGTTGGTGAGGAGATTATTTATCTGGATTTGAAAATTCCTAGTGAAGATAATCCAACAATTTTAGTTCCTCCATTTCAGTGTTATTCTGTAGAAGAAATAAAAGGGAGTGGAGCGGATGGACTCAATAAAAAATGGTGGAAGTTATCTTTTACAACATATGCGTATATTGCAGGAAAATGGAAAGATGGTCATCTTGGTGGGGGAGAATTTTCTGGTCCTATTCATGAGTTTGTGAAAATGTTGATTGATGGAAATGAAGAATTTATATTGGGAACTGGCGTAGGAGAAGAATACAATAGAGAAATAGAAGAAACTTCAAATAATATTTACTACCATACACAGTATGCAGATTATAAAAGATTGAGAAAAGATGGCCCACAAAACATCTTTGAGTTAATAAATCAGTGTGCAGAAAACTCAACTCATAAAGAAAATCAAAGTGCTGCGAATTTTCATTTTTGGCAAGATTTGTTTGGCTGGAAATTTAAGTCAATAGAAAGTTTAATGGATCAAGAACCAGTAAAAATATTTTGTGAAACGGTTTCAGCAGACGGGGTTGCTCCTGATGCATGTTCACGATTAGATTCTCAAATTATAAATGCTCCTGTTGTGATTGATGGGGGCAATCAATTAAAACTTGGTAGGAGAGGAGCCTTTGCATCAAGATTTCATTATTATCGTCCAAGAATTGATATAGAGTCAAATCCCAATTGGATGATTTCAAGCATTGATACTTTTTATTACAAAGTAAATTGTAGATTTATGGACAGATTCCCCGCTGCGATATACGGATTTAGAAGAGCGGGAGATGGTGAAGATACTCACAGATGGCATTATGCATTTGCAGAAGTTTATCTTGAGTATGATTATGAAACACACACACCATCGTTTAGAATTAAACCACTATCAGAAAACCCAATTCGTTCTTCGGTTGAGTTTACTGAAGAGGGCCCTGTGGTTGCAGAAGATCCATTTTTCATTCCTGCACACAACACTATGGAAATTGGAAATGATAACGATTGGGATTATGATAAACAAAGAGGATGGGAAGCGCCTGGTATGAGAATCGACACAAAGATGTGGAAGGAAAGTTGTTTTAAGATACAACCAATTCGAGGTTCTCTGCCAGCGCACGCGCTTGATGGAATTCTTAATAATACGCAAGAAGATGTTGAAGACATTTCTGATAACATGGAAGTTGCAAGATCATTTCCGATTGTTGAAATGAAAATATATAAAGATGTAAACAATCAACCTCATTATTTCTTTGCTGCTGAAAATGCAGCAGATGGTGAGTGTGATCCAGAAGACACTATGGGTGAGTGTAATCTTCAATCGTAATGGAGTTATATCGTGAGAAAAAAATGTTGCTGTGATAAAAAGGGAGCATGTTGTCTTTTAGATGAGACTTGTAAAATTCTCACTCAGAAAGAATGTGAAGAACAATGTGGTGTTTATCATGGTGACGATGTTCCTTGCCTTGAGTGTGAAGATGATGATGATTGCAATGGTGGTTTGTGTTCAAACAATGAGTGTACAAATGGCATAGATTGTGCATTCGATAGAGGCGCTTGTTGTTATTGTGATCCTCCTGTCGCTGATTGTGAAGACAATTTAACATACGAAGAATGCGCGCAGGGAGAAGTTAGTAGAACCTGTGTTGATGGTGAAGTGGTTATAGAATATGGAAACCCAATAGGAACATATCAAGGAACTGATACAGTTTGCGAAGACATAGACTGTGATTGCAACTTTGGTGCATGTTGTTTTAATTCTGGTGATTGCGATTCAGGAGAACATTCATGTGAGGACAATTATTTTTCATATGATTGCCATCAAGCAGGAGGACAATATCTAGGACACGATAGTACATGCGATGGTTTTGATGATGACCCTTGCGCACCAGATACTGGCGCTTGTGTTCTTGATGAGTATGATGATTCATATTGTCAAACTTGTATAGGAGAGGTTGATTGTACATATTGTTCTGAACAAGATGGAGATTGGTATGGCGGTGAATCTTGTGAAGATTTATTAAAGGATGGAACCATTGATTGCGAAAGAGGAATATGCTGTCTTCCTCCAGGGTCTTGTGAACCACCATCATGTGTTAACCCGCCTGGAACATGTTGTCAGAATACTACTTTTTCTTATTGTGATGATCTTGGTGGATCGTGGGAACAGGGAACAGGACCAGATCAAGAAAACAATTGTCAAGAAACTTGCGGGGAAGGAAAGTTTTGGATATCTTGTTGTATTAGATATTGTGTAAATCCATTTCCTGGCCAGGACCCTCCTGATATTGGATGTGATGATCAGGGGGTGGTTGAACGAGAAACCATATGTGTTCATTTTGAGGTTGATATAGGGAACCCCATGTGTACACCCACTTCAATGGACGGTCCATGCTCTCAATTGCGACAGGAGATCGAATCTAAACAAGATCTTTTAGATATTAAAATGTGTTGTCAATGGTGTGTTGGTGGTGGTGATGAAGATTCAAGAAATGAATGGTGCAAGGCTTGCATGTTGCCAGCAGGGCACCCATTTCCTGATGGCTGCGCTCTATTCAATCCTCGATGTTGTCCTGATTGTGAGCCAGAATCATCATGTTGTATTTTCAATACTGATACTTGTGAAGTAAATTGTGAAATGTTAACTTTTCAAGAGTGCTGTGATCATCCATATGCTGTTGGTGGTGGAGTGTGGTGGGGATGTAAATATATTCTTGATATTCCACCAGGCGGTTGTGAGCAAGGAGCGCCGTGTGGTGGTTGTGATTGTCATCCTGAAGAATGCACTACATGCGAAGAAGTAGAAGCAGCATATTGTAATGCTGAGTCTCTTATTAGGGGTGCTTGTTGTGTATATGATGGTAAAGGGAATCAGGTTCCTAACAATTGTTATGGAAATGTTATTGAATCAGATTGTCAACATCCCAATCCTGAGTATTCTGTTGAATGGATTCCGTGTGGAGATTGCGACGATTGTGCAGGAACCATCGTGCCACTTTAGTAGTTTTGATAAATATTAAAAGAGGAAATATATGCCAGATCCAAGATACAATTGCATAAGACCTGAATGTCATTATGATTTAAAATCATTTGACTATTATCGTGGATCTGTCAACCCTGAACAATTTTTTGTTCAAGAAGAAGTTGTTTATGATTATTTCGAAGATTATGATTTGTGGAAGCATGTTGAGAGTTATCCTTACTATCCATTAGAATGGGGTGCTGGTGGTACAATACCTGCACCGACTTTATTAACAAAGAGACTTCATGGATATGGATATCAGTATACTAATCATATTGGGATGGGAAATCCGTTAAATACTTGGTATAGTCATACGGATCTTGACATTGAAATAATGAAAAAGATTAAAAATGAGATTCGTGGTCCTATTATAGAGAAAGTAATAGAAGCGAAAGAATTAGAAGACAAATATAAAGAATGGGTGGTTTATAATAAACTTGTTGATTCTGGAATAGAAGGGGCAACTGCTCCTGCTGGCGAAGAAGTGACATGTAAACTGTTGAAGGAAGCCATTAATTCTATCCCGTTGGAATGCAAATTAATTGCAGAAGTTCTTGGAGAGGACTGGGCAGGATGCGATTTAAATCCTTATTGGTGGTACGGGTGGCTTCCTACTGGTTGGTTGGAAAGTGACTTTGGACCAAATGATGATCGTACTCCTTTTGGGGGGACTACTGCTGGCGTTCCCACCCCGCATGTTCAATATTCTGCTGCTCGTCCTCCATATCAATCTGTCATTGGATCATACAATTGTCCTGATTTTGAAGTAGATGAAGAAACTGGAACGATAGTAGAAGTTAAGCAAGAGCCGTGGTTTGGTGCTTTTGGAGGATACACAGCAGATCCTTGTGGTTGTGTTGACGGCATGGAATCTCGTATTGCAGAGCCAGATTATATAAAGGAATGTGCTTTTCCAACCTATGGACCAAGATATCCAGAATATCTTGAATATGTTCGAAGCATCGAAGCGAGGTATTGGAACACACCATTAAAAACACCGTTGCTCAGGAATGCTCAATTAGAACTTCTCAAAGGACAACGAATTCAAATTGTTGTTACAGTTGATCCCGCTGTGCGGGTGGGTAGTGTTGTTGAATTACAATTAGCATCTGTAACTGCTACAAATCAGGAAGTAACAGAACCCCATCCTCTAAGCGGAAAGTGGTTGGTGGTGGCAATAAAACATGTTTTGGACAGGAACATGACTGGGGAAATGAGACTGACTCTTCTAAGAGATAGTAATAGTAAAGAACAACAGTGATATAAATTAATTGCATTTGTTTTAATATTTTTTCATACATAATCATAAAGAGGCGCAATTAAATGGGAAAATATGGTTCGGGATATACTGGAACAGAAAGCCCTATTTCTCGCAGCATTTATGGTGCGCAAGAAAGGGGTTATGTATATTCTGATTTAGATTTTGTTTTTAATCCAAGTCCTGCTTATACAGCCGCTGGATTGAGTGGGGATGTAGTTAGAAAATATGATGCAGATTCTATAAAACAATCTGTAAAAAATATTGTTTTGACAAATCGCTATGAAAGACCTTGGAAGCCAACTATGGGATGTAATATAAGAGATATGCTTTTTCAAAATTTTGAAGATCCTTGGGTAAGGTGGGAAATTCAATCTAGAATACGAGATGAATTACAAAAATGGGAACCAAGAATAACTGTTCAGAATATTTTTCTGGCAGAACATAGAGATTATTCTATACTAAATATACAGG